ATGATTACCAATCCAGTAGCATTTGAAAAAGACAAATTGATTAGGGATATTTATTCGAAACAAAAAGGTATTGTTGCTTTATTCTTAAAACATAAATATCGTCCAGAAATTGCACACCTTATTTACAAATGGCATTCTCATAAAAACTTTCTTATCCAAAACGCTGCCATTACAAAAATACCTTTAGATGAACTTAAAGAAAGACATAAGCAAGTTACTCAATTACTCGAGCAAGTGGAGCTGTATACAATCAAGTAAAATATTGATAAATAATCCCAACATCACCAAACTTTGATATAATGATACAGTTATCAAATCTGTGGAGGGGAAACATATGAAAAAACCTTTTTATAAAAAATGGTGGGTTTGGGTTATTGCTGCACTACTAATAATTTTTGTTGCTGCTGGTATAAGCGGAAATAAGAAAGATAATTCTGCCGTTGCTAAAAACAGTCTAACAGTAGATGAATACACAAAACGAGTAGATAAAGCATTGAAGGAAATGGGAGATAAAACGAAATTAAAAGTTGTCTCAAATGATGTTACTAAAGACGGGAAAACTGTTGTTTACTTATCACAAGATATTATGATTTTTCTTGAGACTAATAAAGAAAAACATGTAGAAAAAGCTTCATTAGCTATGAATTCTAATGCTTATTTAACTACACCAGAAGATTTTAAAACTGCTTTCACATTATTAATTGGAACTGTGGATGATTCATTAAGTTTTGGTGACCGTAATCTAGTTAAACAAGAACTTGGTATAAGCGATGAAAAAGTATTCAGTAAGGATTATTCTAAGTCATATAAAAAGAATGGAATCATGTATACATATAAAGGTAGCATGAAAGACAACTTTATTTTACAAGCTGAATTGCGAAAGTAGGTGTTTGAAATAAAAAGAGATTCGAACTTTATGAAAGTCACTCGTTCAATTTTCAACGCGTTTCGTTTGTTGAGTAAAATCATGAAACCTATACTAAAGGCATTATCTAAAAGTAAATTTTAAGTTTAATAGCAATAAGTATTTGATACAAAAAACTCACCTTAATTGGGTGGGAGTCCAAAATTAAAGTGGTTCAAGTCGGAGGAAGGCACCTTATGGTGTCTTTTTTTATGTACTTCATAAGTAATTTGTCGATAAATACTTACTTTACTTTTATATCAATGTTTATTATAATAAATTCAAATCAACCAGTTACTTATAAACGTTTATTTAATAGCATTTATTAAGTAACTTTTTGTTTTTTACTAATTACTTAACGGAGGGGTTATCATGAACGTTTATTTAATGAAAACTTATCAAGAATGGGCAGAACGTTTTATTAATAACGAAAAACCTTTTGTAGCATTAGATGAAAATGGAATTGACCTTGATTATGGAAAATTAAGTAGTGCTGGTAAAAGCAAATTGTTTAAAGATTTAGATGAAAATGCAGAAAAAAAACGTCGTTGGGGGCAAATCCAAACATTCTTTGATCGGTTTTATGATAAAGTTATCCCACATGATATTATAGTTGTCGGGACTGGCCAAATGACGAAATTTAATGTATTTGCCATTGTAAGAGTAACTAGTGATGCATACTATGTAGAGTCTCCAGATAGTTGGGATTCTCGTCATCGTCGTGATGTAGAAATTTTATGGCGTGGAGAACCGTTTTTAGTAAAAGAATGGGGATGGGCACGAAGATTAGAAGTGTTAGACAATCCAGATCGCTTGAAAGAATTCATTGAAGTATATACAAAATTAAAATAAATTACGAAGGCACCTTAGGGTGTCTTTTCTTTATTAATACGTGACAAACAAAAAACACGTCAAATTAACTTTTAAACGTGTTTTTCTCTAAGACAATATTTTATATAGTCTATCCCTAAGCTAGCTAACGGAATACTTATTGCTAAACTTAACGCATAAATTATTGTTTTTATACCTGTATAATCTAGAAATTTATCTGCTATAACTAACGCTAAAACAAATAAGATTGTTGATTTTATAAACACTTTAAGAAAATCAATTTTCATAGCAATTCCTCCCCCACATTCTATAAGAAGTGCAAAATTCTTTAAATGAATGTATAATATAGACTAGACAGAGATAAAATAGCAAAGAAACAGAGTGGTAGATACACCCTGTTTCCTATGTAATACTCACTAATCAGTGAGTGACGGAACATAACTAAAAGCCACTATTTTGAGTACTCTTAGCCACTCTACTGCTACGCCAATAGCTTGAGTGGTTTTTACATATGTAAAAACAGATAAACTCAGTATTTCTTGTTCTATATGTTCAACAAAAGGTTCAATTAAGTACCTTTCAATGATAAACAATAATACAGCCCCTATCAATTCTTTCACATGCCTCACCTCCTTCTAATAAGAACTAATAATCAACAGCATAAAATGGGTGCTTGATTTTAGTTAACTTACCAGAGGTAGGTTGACGATCTCACTCTTTTAACTAACATTACCGGAATAATATAACACGATATTTCTGATTTGTATATAAAATAAAAAAAGCCGTCATAGTGACGGCTCTTATTTTTACTTATCATCATACCACCAACCTTTTTTATCCAACCAATCTTTCATACCTTTCAATTGCGCATCTGAAGTTGGATCAGTAATAAAATACGTTAACCCATCTGATTGTAATTTGAAGTCCGCTGTCATTTTTAGAGATGTTAATGCTCCCATCACATCAGGAGTTTCATACGGTGAAAAAGCTCCTGTTTGGATGATATTTTGTTTAGGAGTTACCGTTACAGTTGCTACGTTACCAGCCTTAACCTTCTGAATGAATGAACTCCATCTACCTTCAGCTAGCATTCTATGTGGGCAATACTTTCCTGACCATGATTGGTGAGTTCGGACGTTTTCAATTGGAATATTGTACATAGACATAAGTTGTCGTACAACATCAACAGCATTCTCCTCAGCTTTATAATATCTATCTCCTCCTGATTTCGAGTAACAGATTTCAACAGAAATAGACTCTCGATTCCCTGAACCATTGCCGTCTCCACAGGCCCAAGCATTACGTTCTAGCGGAATACCTTGAATCGCTTTCTTGTCATCTATCGCAATATGAAACGACACCTCGTTATTATTACTAATCATGTAATTCACTTCATTTTCAGCCGTAGCATCATTATATGTGTTATGAACAGTAATATATTTAGGTTTCATTGTGTATGGACACTTTGTACCATATTTACTTGGAGCAACTAAATTTTTTCTAATTTCCATTCCTGAACATCTCCTTTAGTTTAAGTTATTTTTTTCTAATACATCTTTTTGTTGTAACCCTTTATTACTTAAATAGTTGTTCTTCCAAGCCATATACAAAGTGAATGCCCCTGTAATTACAGCGACTAAATCGTTAGTGATTTTGTCATCAATCGTTTGGTATCCCACAAGATTTAAGACACTATTTATCACAGCAATTACTAGTACGACATAGCGACTAATTGAAGCCGTATCAAAAGTTTTCATGTTATCACCTCTTTTCAAATAAAAAAGTGACCGTATATACGATCACTTCCCTGCAAATTTAAATAGTAATGCAATCGCACCAGCGATAAGCGAGCCAATAACTGTTGTTCCCATCCAAAATACAAGTCTATCCAATCGATCCACACGCAAATGAGCACTCTTAGCGGACTGTTGCGCTTCAATGGCTAGCTCCCTCACATTTCCCAGACCATCGATTTTTGTTTCTACCCTTGTTAATCCAATAATGACTTTTGTGAAATCATCGTGATTCTCATGTTCTGGCAATCTTCTCACCTCTCTCCAAAATAAAAAGAGAAGCACGTTATGTGCTCCTCTTAATCTATAAAAGCCGTATTTTGTTCAATTTTATTTATTTTACATTCTTTTTTTAGAATAGGGTTACCAATTGAAAAAGTGCCATCCATAAAACGATTGAAAATAAGCCACCCCATAATAACCCTACAAAGAAATTAACGTCTTTTCCCATAATATCTACCCTCTTATTTCTATAAGTAATTTCCCATAGAATATAATAGCGTTGTGTACTAACGGTGTATTATTTGTGTATTTTTAAAGATATATAACGTCATTAAAAAGCTTTAATGACAGTAATTCGGAAATCTTTATTTGCTACTGCCTTTTCAGCTGCCGTGTAATTGATAGCTCGTACAATAATTTTACTCTGATCATTGATGTACCCAGTGAAGTTCACACCATCTAACATTTTTCCGTTCGTTGGTGATAACAGAACAAATTCACCAATTGTTCCAGAAAGTCCAGTATCAAAATCGAGATGAGACTGTGCTGCTACTGCTCCAAATGTACACGTTTTTGTATACGTGTCATCTTTTCGTGCGTTTTCTTCCCATGATTTGAAATCTCCCGCTGAAGTCGTATTTCTGAAGTAACGTCTATTAGATTGATACTGATAGTAACGCTCGAATTGATAGCCGTTTGCCGCATTAGTACGATCTACTACGAGCAATCCTGCTTGATCCTTTGGAAACCCTGTTGCACCTGCAGTATTAATAGGAACATACGTCACCTTACCTGCTTCTAATGCTGGATCGGTAATTGTATGAGTCGATGTTACAGCATTGTTTGCTGTTTTCTTGATAATTTCTACACCGCTCACTAATTCAAACGCTGACCAAACCTTATTTGTGTTATCCCAATTACGTTTATAGTACTTATTACTTCCAACTGGATAGTACATTTGGAAAACATATGATGAATCAGGGAAATTGTATGTCATCAATACTCCACTTTTATTTTCTGGCCATCCAACTCGATTTGCATAACTAACATAGTTCCACGTCACTTTTTTATTAGGAAACATATCTGTATTGAAAAGAGTATTAACATCACTTGTTTCTCCGCTCAAATTCGTTCCAATTTGATCTGAAAGAAGTTTCCCGTCTGGACCAACAATTGTATAACTGTTAGAACTGTTTCTTGTTCCATAATCGATACTATTTCTAAACACTTTTAACCCATCGCGCAGATTCACGATAGGTACACCTTTTGATTGTAAATATTCTATTGTTTGTCTAATGTAAGTTTGTTGTTCTTCCGTATGCTCTGCTGATGCACAATGCATTTTAAAGATAATCCAAGCATTTTTGGCTATTGCTTCATCAATTCTCTTTTTATAGTAATCATTAAAAGTTGTTGTGATTGGATATTCTGTAGAAGTTGGCGCGAAATATGACCCCATTGCAATACGTTGCAAACGGAATGTTTCAATAGGAATCGTATTTAGCCCTTCCTGTGTATCAATACCAGAAGCATAATAAGCATTACGCGACAAATCGTGAACCGCTTCAGAATCATCACCGAATGGATACACAATAGATTCGATATTTAATCCTTTATTAATTAAATTAGTCTTACTTTCAAATATCTCTTTTTTGGCTTCGCTATAGTTTGTTGCAGCCACTTCAGCCAAGTGGACATGATTGATTGTGTGTGAAGCCATTTCCCACCCAAGAACGTTTTGAAGTTGTAAAATTTGATCAAGAGATAAACAATCCGGTCTGTTTATCCAACTGTCAATAATCGCTAATGTACAAGGTACTCCGTATTGCTCAAATATTGGTTTTAGTTTTGTCCATACTTCCAGTTTTCCATCATCGTCAACAAACGTAGCCATAACAATTGGTTTTGACTTTCTTGTATAAAACGTCTTTTCTGATAAAACCCCAATTTGATTAGCATTTTGCGCGGCAGCTACTTTTGCTTGTTCTGCTGTTTCTTTTGATTCAACAAGCGCTTGAATGTCTACCCCTTCAAGTTTCTCCCCTGCTTCGATTGCTTTTTGAATAATTGTAAATTCATTTGTGGACTCAACCTCTGTATCACCTGAATATGATTGTTTAACAGTAAATACAAACGGTTCTGCATCTAACTCTCTATCACCCTCTTCGAAAATCCGAACTTGTCCATACACATTTCCCGCTGCAGCTAAAGTTTGTGTTTTTAAGATGATTTGATATTTACCTTTCATTGCATTAATCGGCTGTAAATCTTCCTGAAACACTGTTGTACCGTCTTGCTTATTAAAAGTGATTCGAACTGCTTTTGCCTGACTTAAATCCAATTCCTGTCCTTCATTTGTTATATTTAATACTAATTTAGCCGAATTTCTATCACCTTGTGAAAAACGAATCTCCTTTGTAGATATCTCATTTACTAGATCTACAGTAAGTTCGCGTGTTTTGAATGTCATAAAATCACTCCTTTGTGCAAAATAAAAAAGACCAGCGCTTGCTGCTCTAGTTTCTTAGTTAATTATTGAAATAATAATTCTTCTAGCCTTGCGATTTTATCCTCTTGTTTTTGAATTTTCACTTCTAGTACTTCTAACTTCATAGCTTGAATCTTAACAGTCTCTTCAAGGGATAAATGCTTCTTATAGACTTCTTGAGTCCCTGCAATACCCAAAGTGATAAGAGGATACATATTGACTGCTTTACGTCCTGGAGTAGCAAACACCTCAGGAACTTCCTCTGCAATGAATCCGTACTGCTGAGAGATGTCATTGTAAGTCGGAACTGTTTCTCCTTCAGCACGTCCTGCACGTTGCTCATACAATTTATTTACATCAGCTTTCATAAAGTACTGTCTCGGTTGAAGCTCCATGAGAGTTTCTAGTACATTTAATGCTTCAATATCTTTGATAGCTATTTTTAACGCTCTCGTTGATCTCTGAGAAAGTGAGCTATAAGTCAGTACGCCACAGGATACTCCTGCCCAATCATTACCTGCATTATTTTTAACCTGCAGGCCTTCTTGAGTGTACGGGTACTGCCTAGCTACACGTAAAGTTAATTGATTACCTAAGTTTAAATCCACATCACCATTATTTATATTGCTCTCGTATAATCTCATTGACCACTTACCAACCGCATTACGACTGTTTTTAAACGTGTAAGTTGCGTTTAAAGACGTAAAGTCCATATATGAGCCCGAGTCGATACTAATACCATCATTGCTATTGGTTTGGAGCGTCAGTGTACTATTTTGAGTAATGATATTCATTCCATAAGTTGAGCGGATATTCATGTCTCCACGTCTAGCAAAGTCAATATAAGATGTCTTGATGATATCTCCGTTAAATGCTCTTGAAGAAGCAATCCCGATAGAGCCGGTAGATACTGTGTAATTGTTATTCGTAGGAGTGATTTGCTCAAGAACCATAGAGCCCTCAATCTGTGTGTTAGACGTGTAATCATTGCCAAGCACGATAGCAGTCTTAATAAGATTTTGCGTATTATCCATAAAACCAAAGTATCCGCGGTTGCGCCCGCTTCCATATAACGTCATGTTCTGAGCGTTTAAACGGATTTGATTTGCTCCCGACCCCTGTGGTGCTGTTTGAATCGTGATACCTTGTAACATCTGGGCTTTCAAGTGCTTCGCTTCTATATAACCGTTTAGGTAAATCTTATCTGCTTGAATTAATACAGATTGAGCCGTTTGGTTGATTGTGGAAGCTATATCACCTTCTTTGACGCTTAGTTTTATTTCATCAGTCAATAATGAGATAGAACTTTCATGTCTCTCCACTATAGCTTTTTCGCCATAACGCCCGTCAGATTGATTTTTCGTATAAACGTCCTCTTCCGAAACTGTAAGGTCGATACGATCAGACTGTTGTTTGATTTCACTTTCAATTGTAGATATCTTGTTGTTGTACTCTGATGTAGCAACTTTCTTAGCGATTTCATCAACAAGTTGGTCATAGCTAGTGTAATCTTTAGGATGTTCCATGAATGAAGAAGGTGAAGTCCCTTGCTGTAGCATCGGTTGAGCGAACCATACATTACCATTTTTTCGTATATACATACGTACGTTAGCTAAGTTAACTGCACTTGCAGGAGCGTCTAATCGGATAGACAGTTGAGTCCATACACCTTCCTTTAAGTTAGCTTTGAGATACGTTATCTTATTAGCTACTTGAGTGCTTCCGTTTCGAAAAGTAAGTTCTATAGCTCCGTCTTCATCTATCTCGCTTAAACTATGGGTGAATGCCCATACAGAGAAAACATAAGCGCCTGAATCTGCTGCGATTGGTACACTCTGATTGATACTTGTAAACTTAGCATCTGTCTGGTCTGTATTGTTAATCTGTACAGAATTATAACCATCGCGGTTTCTTGAGCTCGTAGCTGTAATAATAGCTCCTATGCCTGTCCCTCTAGTTTCCCATTTAGTTATAGACGGATTAGTAGAAGTAACTATTCCTGTCGCACTATCAACAACTCTATCCTCAAAAGCAGTATTAAATAGAACGTTCGTGGTTCCTAAGCCGCCCACATAGTCTTCCAATTGTTTCTCTGAAATTTTGGACTTTACAGATTCATTAGTAAGCTCAAGATCTCTTTTTATTCCTTCAACGTCTGGAACAACGGGTTCCCATGTCGTGCCAGTCCATATTTTTAAAATGCCAGGTCTACCATTGCTGATATCATGCCATAATGTTTTATTTGGTTTAAGCTCCGTTGTAGGAGGATTAATACTTTCTATGATATCTACAAGATTCTGTTGCATGTAATCAACAGTTGCTTCTGCTAAGTCTTTGGCTGTTTGACTTTCTTCTTGCGCTTGATTCGCCTTATCTTGCGCTTCAATAATGGCTTCGTTTTGTTCATTTACTAAATCCTTTAATTGGTCAAATAATTCTTGTGGAACCTTGTCATACAATGAACTTAGTATTTTTTGATACAATCTGCGCAACTCATCATTTTGATCAACAATTTCACGATAATTACCAAACATATATTTATCTTGTGTAGGATCTTTAAATGATTCATCACCAGAAATAGTGCGTGCCTCAAGGTATAACTTAGGTGTGAAACCTGTATCAATAATTCGGATTGTATCGCCTTCATTGATTAGTTCATGTGCTAGTCCAAATAGCTGCCCTATACTTTGAGCGTGAACTTCGTATGAAACAGAAGTATTTACAAGTTTATTCATTTCCGTTTTCATCAGAGTCAGAAGCCTCTGTGGAGACATATCTTCATTTTCTGTTTGTGGAGTATAGAAAGCAAATTTATGTTTTCCTTTTTCATTCCAACGTTGATAAGCTGCATTGTCTACAAGATACGGAACACCATTATTTATTTCTGAGATGGTCACAAATTCTCCATCTTCCTTTTTTACGTAACCTAATAAGGCGGTACAAATATTTTGAGAGTTTTCAATACGTTTAATTCCCAGCAAGTCCTTACCGACCGTTACTTCTTTTCTTGTATCTCGTCCTCTTTTCTTAACCATATCCACATAACGAACAACAATTTGAGAGCCTACGACTTCAGCGCGGTATTGGATTTCTAACTCAAATGAAGCCGCAATCTTTTTTAATAGATCCAACGGATCAGTAAATTCCTCAATCACCATTGAATGCGCTCCATCATGTTCTGTTTTACCTATTTCCCACTTCGTACCTTTGAGGGCTATCTCCATAAATTGTTGTAATGTTTTGCTTTCAATGTTTTGCGGTTCAATAATTCCTGCTTTAGCAAGTTGAATCCATTCCCCTGATGCATAAACCATTAATGATTTATCATCAGAATCTTTTTCCGCTTCAGTAATAACATAAGGAACGATTCTACCGCCACGAACCTCTTTTAACACTAAGTTTTGTTGTACAAGTGTTGCTGCATGATCTGTATCCTCAAACACTTTAAACTCTAAGGTGTCGATATTATTTTTAATTTCCCAATGTCGCTTGTCATCCCAATAATCTTTTGGTTGTATAGCTGAAACAATTTGACTTGTTTTAAAATCAACAACATGTAAGTCCCCGCTTGGCTTCCTCATCTAAATCGCTCCCTATACGTTAACTCTACTATTCCTATATTAGCTGGACGTACTATCATTTCATTTTGTCCACGCTTTACAATAGGAAATGTGCTAAATATGTCTTTTAGTGCTATTGCATTTGTACCATTAATCGTTACAAGTGAACGTTCTGTATCAATTTGTACTTTGTCTCCTACATCGAAAATATAAGGAGTTTCGTCTATTTCTAAAGTGTTGATTCTCCAAAACTTAACATCTTTAATTTGACAAACATTAACTGGATTATACTCTCCAAAGGCCACACAGCCCACAACAACATATTTCGGCTCTCTGGTAGTGTTTGGATTCCGATTACCTACGTCATACCATTCTTGTACAAAACTTGCATCATCTTGTTCTGTACCTGCAAAGTATTTAGCACAATAAACTCTCCAACGGTTCCCTCTGCGAGCTATGGCGAAATGTCCAATGAATTGATTGAAAGTATCAATATAATATCCAGTTTCGTTCGATAGAAGTTGTTCATTATCTCCAGTTCCAACAGAAGAATGAGCCATAGTGATTTCATGACTCATATATTCATCGCTCATATCCACTTGACAGATAATGTTGTAATCAGCATCCAAGACCATCGCAATCGTTTTACCCATTTGGTCATATTTCGTAGACTGTAAGGCAAACTGGATATCCATTTTGAAATCTCCAATTTTCTTACCTATTGTCGGAATTTCTTTCATCACAAAAGGCCCATGCCATTTGTTCAGTTCATTTTGTCCGTAATCCGAAGCTCTAAAAGCTTTTCCTCCAATCACTTCCATAGATCCTCTTGCAAGAAATTTTCCTATCTGTCCTCCAAAAGGCTCCCAACCAGTTAGGCTAGAGCAATCATCGTTAATAAGTCTCTCGTCTTCTTTTACAATTTTAGATTTGTGCCCAACAGGATAACCAATCCGAAAATAGTCATCATCGTTCCATACGTCAAGGAAAGGACTTTGTGCCCCTACAGTAATGTCTATAATAGGGTTGGACTCTACAGATCCCTTATTACGAAATACAGCTCTTAAATTACCACCCTGATCAATTGCCATCATTTTCTTTTGTACAGGTCCTAACTTATACGGCATTGGACAAATAAATGTAAGTGTTCCAACCCCAAGTGTTACAAATTCGTCTGGATCGAAACTGTCATCCACAACTGCTAAATATGTTCTATTTGGTTCTACATCAAAGATAAGTTCAACCTCTTGTTCTGTAATAAGCCAATCGGCTATTTCTTCTTTCAGTGTTTCTAAATCAGAACCATCTGGTACTATAATTCCTACAGGAATAGATAAAACACGCATTTCTGTTTGTGTATTTAATAATCTTGCACCTGGATATCCTGGAACACTTAGAAAATTTCGTTTCAACGGTGCCCAAGTAGGTCTTTTCCATCCTTTTGCAATTTGGATATAATTTTTACGTATATTGTTAAATGTAAAAGAACTCATTTTGACACCTCATTTCTTTATAAAATGAAAGAAACCCAAACCTAAAAGGCTGAGTTTCTTTGTTCTTCTCGATCTTGATATTCTTTTGTATATCGATAAGTGCCACGAGCTACATCTCTTCCTTCTAAAACAACTGGTACTTCAATAATCAAATCTCCACCTTGTGTTGGAACTATTCCGTTTACACCTGATTGTCCAGGAGAATAATTAAACACTTGGTTTACAACCCCATTTGTCATAGCTTGCCTACTATTTGACATGTTGCCATACACACCACTCATTATATTTTTCAACCCTGATAACTGACTCATAGAACTAGCCATCATACGGCTTATATCACTCATCATTTTGTTTATATCGGCTGACATAACAAAGGATTGTTCCTGTGGCATCGCTGCTGCTATTCCTTCACCAATGGCTCCGAGTGTCTTTTTATTCAAAGGTAAAACTGCCTCTGGTCCCGCTTCTCCAGCGCCTTGCAAATTTCCACCCATCATGCCGAATATTGTAGGCTTAGTGAAAATACCACCTTTCGCGCGCCAATCCACATTGATGCCAGATGGATAAGAGATTTCTTTCCCTGCAATTGTTTTGGAACTAGTCTGCAGACTGAAATGTGGAAGAGGTGGCATTTCAGGCTTTGGAATTTTCAATTTCAAATTATCAAAGAATCCTTTGATTTTATCGATAAATCCTTTTACCTGATCCACAGCATCTCGTATTGGGTCAACAATAAATCTTTTTGCTGCTTCAAATTTTTCTTGTGCTGCATTTTTTACAGCGTCAAATTTTTCTCTTGCCGAATTATATAAACTCTCAAATTTTTCTTTCGCTGTATTATAAGCCGAAATAACCGGATCAATAATATATTTATAGACTGCCTGCCAGGCTGCAAGTGTATAGCCTTTGATTCTTTCCCAGTTTTGTGATATCCAATTTGCTAAATCTCCAAGTTTTTCTTTCGTTGTGTTCCACAATTCCTGAACCGGTTGGATGACATACTGTTTTATTAAATTCCATCCTGCTTGTGTGTAAGACTTCGCTGTTTCCCACTGTGAACCAAGCCAAGAAACTAAATCACTAAACTTTTCTTTCACTAAGCTCCACGTTTCCTGGACTGGTTGAATAATATATTGCTTGAATAATCCCCAAGCAATTTGCGCCATAGCTTTGGCGATTTCCCATTGTGTACCAAGCCATGTTACCAATTCGCCAATTTTTGCACTTACCCACTCATAAGCTTCTTGAATCGGTTGAATAATGTACTGACAAATCATTGCCCAAGCAATTTGCGCACCTGCTTGTATCAATAACCATCCTGCTTCTAATAGCGTAGAAATCAACGAAATAATTGGGTCTAAAAATGCAAGGATAGAATTCCAAGTTTCCTCCCATTTTTGCTTCAGCTGCCCCCACAATTCTGACGCTGATTCAACAAGATTCGACCACCAAGAAGATGCTGTTTCGACAATTCCAGACCATAAACTACTAAAAAACTCGCCTATCGGATCAAAGAAACTGTGCATCATTTCTGTAAATGAAGACCATGCCTCAGAAAAGAATTCAACAATAGAATTCCACGTATCACTACATATCTGACCTATATTTGTCCACAAATCATTAAAAAATTGACCTATAGGCTCAAAAAATTCATGCATTATTTCTAAAAATGAAGACCAGGCTTCACTACAGGATTGGGTTATACTACTCCAAAGTTCTATAAAATATTCTTTAATAGAATTCCAGGTTTCTATCGTCCATTTTTTGATATCTTCCCAGTTTTTATAAATTACAACACCTAAAGCGACTACCGCTGCAATGATAATAGGAATTAAAGCAACAATCCCTGCCGCTACTGCGGTTGCAACCCCTAAAACAGATGCTACCACTCCGACTATACTCATTATCGTTGTAACTATAGGAGCAAGCGCTAAAATTGCACCAGAAATAACCCCAATAGCTACAGCGACAGCTGCTAATGTGGCTGCTAATTTAGGGTTATTAGAAATCCATTCTGCGAATTTAGAAATAACATCCGCTACAACTCCAAGTAATGGCTGCAGAGCAACTTGTAAATCTTGCATTGCTTGTTGAAGTTTAACTGCTGGTGATGCATCCATTTTCTTTATTGAATCATTCAATTGATCTTGGTTATTCTTAAAATCAATTGTTTTTTCTTTTGCTCCTAGCAATGTGTTAATGATGTTTTGCCCTTGATCTTCGTACATCGTCCCGAAAAGTTTTACCCCTAATTCATTACGCTTTGTTTCATCCTCTACTTGTGATAACGCTAGGGCAATTTCAGTCATAGCGGCTGAACCTTCTCGGCCACCATTAGCTACAGCTTGTCCCCATTTTTGCAATTGTTCAGCTGAGATATTCGTACCTTCTAGTGTTTCCTTCATAGCTTTATCGATGCCTTGACCGAATTCAGCTGCTTTAATACGTCCTTCTTTCAGTCCATCTAGCAAATTATCGATATTCCAAGTACCTGTTTCTACCCCTGCTTCCATTATCGCTTGAACTTCCCTCGCATTATATCCAGCTCGTGTTAATTGCCCACCATATTCAGCGATAATATCTAATTGTTCAGGAGGGAATCCCATTTTCAATAAAGCATTAGTTAACCCAAGAGCATCATCTTGTGTAATACCTAATTCAGTACCCATTTCATTTGCTTCTTGAATTAATTCAGTAAAATCTATACCTGCATAAGCCTGGGCAATAGCTGCTGCTCCTTTTACAACTACTGTATTCGCTTCATCACTTACAGTTTTATTCAAAGCCCATTGCCTACGCACGCCTTCTAAAGATGCTTCTGCATCCACGCCGTAAGCTGTTACGCCCCTTACAGCTTCTTCTACCGATTTTTTCGAAGACTCAGGGACTTCAAAAGTAATATCAATTTTTGTTTTTAAATTTGACATATCAAGAGCTTTTTCAATTGTTCCGGAAATACCACCACCAGCTACCATTGCTCCAAGAACGTTTTCTAATCCAATATCTAATTCTTTAAATTCTTTTTGAGTTCTCTGTGCTTCTTGTTGTAAATCTTTTAATTCATTTCGTACTTGTTGAATTGAGTTCCCATCATCCACAGATCGAAGCGCGCGTTGTAACTTTTCAATATCCGCTTCGGCTCCTAATGCTTCTCGGCCGATAAGCCCAATCGCTTGTTCTAACTGCCGACTTGTAGCTGTTCCGCTTTTAATTGCATTCACAAGACGATTTCCTAATGCTCCTGCAAAATCATCAACGCTTTTTCCTGTAGCATTGAATAACGTTTCTAATTGTCTTGTAGAACTAGCTACACTTTCTTGCTCGGCTTTCATGCTCCCAAACTTATTTTTCAGACCATTAAGAGATCCTTCTGTAAATTCAATTTCACGGCGAAATGCACGATATTGTTCTTCGGAAATTTTACCTTTTTGAAATTGATCTTGTACTTGTTGTTCCGCCGCCTTCAACTTATCTAGCTTTTGTGTTGTATTTTCGATTTGTTGTGTAAGTAACTGTTGTTTTTGGGCTAATGCTTCCACATTACCAGGATCGAATTTTAACAACCGTTCAACATCTTTTAGTTCTTTAGTTAAATCATTACTTCGTTTATTTACATCTTTTAAAGCATTTTGAAGACCAGTAGTTTCTCCGCCAATTTCAATCGTAATCCCTTTGATTCTTCCTGCCATTTTCTCACCCCTTTCTTAGAATGAATCGAAGTCTTTTTGACCTGCTTTACGTGTTTTATCTTTTTCTGGATTCTCCATTTCAGCGAACTCAGCGATGTAATCAAAACAATCACCAATCGTCATATCTTCTAAATCCCAACGCGTTAATTTCGCTTTATAACAAAGAGCAAGGAACAAATCAGTGGTTAATTCTTCAGCACTGAATGTCCCTTGCTCTCCATTATTTTTCTTTATTTTTTTTTTGCTCCCATAGTAACCTGAACTAATCCCATGACTTCCGGCATAATTTCTTCAATCGGGAATTCTTCAAATTCATCCAGCCACGTCATTGGATCAGGAATATTTGGATCAGCCGTTTTAGCATATAACCAAGTTAAATCATAAATAAGTTCAAAATCGACTTTACTTAAATCTAAATTAGACACATCAATAGGTTGTTCTCCATCTGCTGAAGTTAAAGCATTAATTGCTCCTAACGCCATTAAATCTGCAAATAAATTACGTCTGAATTGCGCTTTGTATCGTTTAACCGTTGCCGCTGTAGCTTTTAATTTGACTTTTTGTCCATCTATAATAATTGTCTTTTCCATCTAAATTAAGCTCCTTTTTTCAGATATGCGGCATTGTACCAACCGTCGTAAATTGCTTGAGTAGTTTTAGAAGTTGTCTTTGTTTTAACCATTGGTTTTCCGCCTGGTATTAAAACAATTGGACTTGAAACGAATTTCAGTTCATTTGTATTTGGTTCAGCTGAAGTTGTTTTTGTTTTAGATGCAATGGTTGGACGACTCGCTGAACAGTTATACATAATGTGTCGAACTGCTTTTACATCACCATCAAATTCAAATAACAATGCAAACGATTTTCTCTTTGCATTTGCGACTTCGTTTAACACACCATCAGTTTCATCAAGTTGCTCTCCTAACACGTCAATTGCAAATTGTTCTGGAATATTAGCAATACTTAATGTCCCATCATAACCTTGGTTATTGTCTGCAGAATAGTAAACCATGTCGTCTGCATAAAATTCCGTTAACTCACCCTTAGGCTCAAAGGTTAATTCAACTCCACCTTGCATTGGAATCGGAACTCCAAATTTAACCGTGCCATTTGTTATTTCTAGTAATGAATAATGAACGTTTTTTAAACCAAAAGTGACCTTGTTCATTTATATCAACCTCGTTTCATATAATTTTTGATACATTTTTTCAGATTCAATAAAAGTCCCATACGAGTCATAAGGAATCTCATGATCGTCCAGGACTTTTTCAAGTTTCGCTTCTACAACTAAATCTTTCTTAGTTGTGTAAAGCTCTATATTTAAATCATTTATCTTATGATAGACCTTGTTATCAGCCATTAAATTTGCTGAACCGTCCACAAGGAAACAGATATAAGGCGGTTTTGGCACTTGATTACCTGGCGTTGCCGTGAAATGTGAATAAGCCACAGGATAACCTGTAGCTTCAAGAATTTTTGTTAATTCACCTAATGTCATTGTTGAATCGCCCTTTCGATACGTTTTGGCAATTCGTCAATCACATACTCTTCAACTGGACGAATATGCACCTTCCCGGGTACTCGACCACCACCAACTTTGGCATGTCCGTTTTCTAAAAGATGTGTTAGTTGTCCTTTTGTATTGTGAATAACAACTGCATTTCCATCTTTTTTCTTACGCCATCCTTTACGATAACCACCTGTTTTTTTAGGACTGTTTTGCTTTAATTTATCTACTGCACTATCAGCAACTTCTTCTTGTGCTGTCAGTAATTCTTCTTCCACACCATCTGCATATCTTTGCATTTCTCTAGCAATCTCACTCGCAAAATCATTCATATTAAGTATGCTCCTTTGCGATAATGGTCAATGTTTGATACATTTCATCATCATTCATTGGCGGTTCGATAATATCAAAGATGCGCCCTTTCATATTAATCCGCATTTCTTCCGTGATACCAGAGGTATAAGGGATTACAAACCGATAAACCCGTGTAGACTGTTCAGCTGAAGCTTCAATATACTCAGAACCTTTCATCGTCTTTATCATCGCCCAGGCTCTTTTAACTACTTGCCAATCCTCTGTTTCGATCACCTGGTTTAATTCATCTTTTACTACTACAGGTTGTTCAATGATAATTCGATTCCTAAAATCACCTGTATTTAATGGTTTTTTGTACTGGAAAGGACGCATATTATTCACCGTCCAACTTAATTTCTTCTAAAGCTTTTTCGATACTTAAACTATTAACCTGACTTAAAAAATTCTGATTAAAATACTCTAAAGCATCGTTATAAACATAACGAGCGCGTTCAAAAATTAACTCCTTGAACACCTCGTCAGTATTAAGATCATAATTACCACAAACCTTAACCAAGGCTTGATTGGATGCAAATAGGATGCGTCTTAGGTTATCGTCTTCCTCATCACCCAAGCGCATCCTATCTTTGAATTGCTGTAATATTTCAGTTGAAATTACTATGTTCACTCACATCACCCTTAACTTGCTGGAGTTGTCACTTCTTCAAGTTTTAAATCATATACTTGAGCTGCATATTTATCCTTTGGCTTACCTGTAGCATACTGTTTCGCAATATAAAGCGTTGCATCTTCTAAAGCTAACGTTTGGTCTAACTTTTTAATTGGCTCCGTTCCACCCATTGCTGCAATATACTCTCCTTTAACAAAGAACAGCACTTTACCTTGAGGTACAAATACTGATTCTGTTTGAGTTGGGTTAAAAGGCAAACTTGTTACATATACACCAGCTGCATTTAAAGTTGTTGCATTTGCTTGTACATCAAATGTATCAAACGGGTTTGTCACCATAACTACTTTACCAGCGATATTTTTGGGTTTATCCGCGTCTTTGCCATCAGCTTTTAATTTTTTAGCAAGTAATTTAACAACTCCTTTTAATTCATTGATTGTTGTACGACCTGGTGCAAATGTTAAAGTACCAGCGGATTTTTTATCTGGATATACACCAGCAACCACACTTCCACTTGGATCTTTTAATAAACCGATAGGTTCATTTTTACCTGTACCGATTACAAATCCTCGCTCTAATCCAACTTTCATCGCTTCTGTAATCATTGTACGAACATAACGTTCAACCCAAACTGGTCCTAATTTTAACATATCATTTGATAATGGGATGAACGCTGTTAATTTAAGTTGCGTAAGAGGTTCTTTACGGAATGTAGCATTTAATTGACCTTGAATATCTCCAAATAATGGACCCCATACCGCTGCACCCTCTGGATCTCCGTAAATAAGTTCCGTAACAGCTCCTAAGTTCTCTAAGCCAATTTGTTCTAAGAGTGGATGTCCACTTACTAAATCTTCAAAGATTCGTTCTTGTGTTGTTTTAGGTAGAATTTCAGTATCTTTAAAGCCACCTTCCTCCACAACTGCATTGAAGAATTTCATTTCTTCACTTGTTAATACATTTGAACCACGAGATTGCATAATAGAACGATCCACCATTGTTTCATTTACTTGATTCAAGATATCTGAGCGAACATCTGTAGCAAGTGCTTCAATCATAGTATTTAACGCTGCTGTTTGTTCTTCTGGTGTACCTTCCTGCGTTGCTTTTGCGAAAGCTAGTTTCTTCTCTTCAAAATTATTAAACTTAATAACCATATTTTATTTTCCTCCTAAAGTTAAAAAGAGCGCACTCAAATTCTGCTTTGTATTAACAGGTTCTTGAATAGGCTCTTTTGGATTTGGTATTGTATTAGCTTGTAATTCATTCAGAATTTCATTTTTCAGCCCTAATAATGCTGTATTTAAATCGGCTTTACTAATCCCTTCAGTTTTACCTTTATTAATAGTTCCATTTCTAAAACTGTCGATTACTTTCTGCGGAATCATCGTAGAAACGGCACTTGAAGCGGTCATTTTAATTTGGTTCTCCATAAACATGATTTCATCCACAAGATTATTCTCCAATGCTTGTTGTGGACCAAACCAAGTTTCTTCAGCCATCATGTTAAGTAATTCCTCTTCAGATTTGCCACTTTTAATAACATAAGCATTTACGATGGCTCTATCTGTAGTTTTTAACATCTCTGCTGCCTTTGACATGTCACGATGATCTCCACCATTCCACATAGATGCGTTATGAATCATGATTTGTGCTGTTGGAGAGATTCGAACTTTATCACCAGCCATTGCAATAACAGAAGCTGCGCTTGCTGCTAAACCTACAATTTGAATTTCCACATGACCAGGATAGTTTTTTAATTCTGTATAAATTTCTGATCCTTCATGTACATAACCACCTGGACTATTAATCGATACAATTAAATCGTCCCCATTTGCATCAGCAAGTTGTTTTGTAAGCATTCCAGGGCTAGTTGCATCCATTTCAAACCACTCATAAATCCAGGCTTCATCATTAGAAATAATTGGTCCTTTAACGTCAATTTTCACCGGCATTTTCTTTCTCACCTCCTTCAGTTGCATTTGTTTCAGTATAATTTTTCGTGATGTAATGCTTATTTAAATTCGGATCATCGGAATCCTCATAATCTACTTCCGAACGAACTTCATTTCCCGTAAACGCACTAGAAGAAATAAGTTTATCGATACTTGTTGCAAGGTCGAATATACTTTGATAAGAAACAGCTTTAACTACAATTTTTTGTCCTAAAAGATATTCATTCATTTCAAAGAATTTAACATTTGCTTCATCTGATATCTTTTTTAATAATGGTTTCACCGTGAAAAGCATGTAATTTTTCGTTTGTTTATCTACATCCGCCATTTCCCCATATAATAAAGCGGTGGGAATACCGATAGCCATCGCAACTTGATTTAAAAAACCATTTGTTACTTTATTGATTTCTTCCACACTCGGCCCATTTGCAACACCATTGTATATCTCGTTATAATTGATACCCTTTTGTTGTGGAACAATAGCGATGTCTTTACTACCAATTGCTTTATATGTGTTATTTATAAACTCTTGTAACTTCTCTATCTGTTCTTTCGTTTTAGCACCAATCATATCCATATCAACAGTGCCACGGATTTGATTTTTACGTTTCTGTGAACTTAATATTCTTCCAAACAAATCACCGTAATCAGCGAAAAGCCCATCAATAAGAGGAGTTAATTTAGCATTTCGATATTTTAAATGAATAACTTCACCTTGCTTAAAGACTCTCTTAAATTGATAATCTTTCACCGTTACATTCGTAAAGGTATCTTCAAATACAGCATATTCATTGTGGGTAAAATCATCGGCAATGAGTAAGTCACCATCATCCGCTTGTATAACAAGACACTCATTGTCATAAATAAGCTTTTGAATAAAATTCTCCCAAAACGTACTGGCTGTCATATTTTTGTTTGGTCTCAAATTCAAACGATAATACAGTTCATCTTTAATAAATTCTTTATTATTCTTTATTCGGAACTCCGATTGACTAATTGTTCTCCCTAGAAATGAGATACATGTATCGATAGCTAATCGCTTCATGTGGATTCTATTCGCATTATCGATTAATACGTCTAGGTCCAGCATCAATGATAGTTCTTTATTTCTGTTAAATACTCCATCTAGCCATCCAATCGTTATCACCCCCTTTATTAGAATTTAATATCACTTAGTATGAAATCAGTTGTTTCTTGTATTTCATCAGCTCTATAAAGAGCATGTACAAAACATTGGAATCCATCAGTTTTCCTACGCACTGGCTCTTTCTTTTCATACACCTTATTTCCATCACCTTTGATTACAACCAATACATTTTGCGTATACCAACGCATAAGGGGATTATCATCAAAGATAATTTGTTCATTTGCAAATGCCATTTCAATACGTGGTGCTAGTAAACTATGAATTGCTTTCGGATTCCTTATCACTTCTATTTCAAATCCTTCCGCAACTAATAAAGGTCTTATTGCTTCCATACGGAAATTATCGGCTATAATCTTTTTAATTCCGTATTGCTCACGCATTTCTACAAACCAATCAACTATATGTTGAGGATTGATCGTTGGTTCGTCCACAACTGTTAATAGCCCTTGTTCTTCCCATTCTTTTATTGGAGCAAACTTTTGTTTCTTATGTTCACTCGCTTTTTTAGAATATCCGTAATAAATATCAACAAATTCTTTACGAACAAAGGAATGCGTTTTGAATACATATTCACCATCGATTCTAAATAAAAGCCCACATGCTGCGAAGTCTCGAATACTCGCAAAATCTAACGCGCCCATACATTCTTGACCGTCCAATTCAGGAAACGGACGGTTTGTAGCAAGAATCTCTGACCATTTTGCAACCGAGCGCTCTAAATTTGTAACTGGTAAATTCATACGTTTTGTCATGAACTCTTCACGGTTACTTGGATCATCTTCTAAATCTTCGTATTCCTCTTTAATCGTTTCAAGTAATCCTTCGGCATATTCACTTAAAGGTTTTGATAACATCGGATTTGCCATTTCCCAATTATCCTGATCGTCTACTTCACTTTCATCATTCAGTTTACAAATGAATGGGAAAATGGCATTTGGACGTGCTTCACCATTTAAAACTTTGATTGCTTTTTCTTTTAATTTATCTAAAAAGCCATCTCGTACATACCCATCTGTACCAATGTAAAACTCGCGCGGGTTTTTCTTTTTTCCCAAACCACTGATGTGGACGCGGACATCTTTATTACTTTCATATTGATGGATTTCATCAAATGCAACCGCACCATCTCGCAAACCATCTTTCGTATCTCCATTAGAAGTTCTAAACTTCAATACGCTGCCAGTAACTTTTGAAGTTATTTGCGTTTCGGTTGCTTTGAAAGCTTTCCTTAATGTTTCATTTTCGCGTTTCCGAATTGTTTTTTTAACTTCATCAGGGCTTGTTTTCGCTTGTTCTTCACTATTTGCAACTACGGAAATGTTATACTCTGGTATTCCATGCAATTCACTAATTAAAAAGTGAATAATAACAGATAGAAGACCATTTTTACCGCCACCGCGACCTAACATCCAGAGGAACTTACGATAAAATACACGTCCATTTTTCTTATAAAATAAAAAGACGAATGCTATTAAGAATTTCTGAAATGATTGTAACGGGAAGTACCACTTCTCTCCAAAGCGGATACACTTCTCTATCATTTCATCATCAAAATACAAATCGTCTCTGCTTAAAACATATTTTTCTAGGTATTGAATTAACAGTTCTCTTTCTTTATTGAACTTTATTTTTCCACTTCGATAAAGCTCAATGTATTCTTCCACATACTTTTGTTTAATCATGTTAAATCACTTGAACTATAGCCAGTATCAGGAGCAATTGGCTTATCGATAAATTGTATATCTCGCCCTAGCGAAATTAAAGAACTGTTAATTTTATTTCTTTCACTTATTAGAGGGTGGGCTTTAACAAAAACCTGAGATCCGTTTTTAATTGTTACGGACTCACCTTCTTTATTGATTGTTTTGTTTATTTTTCTGAATGCATTAACCAGGTCAATGTATCGTTCCACTTTTTCAACCTGAACTAAATCCCCTGTATCAATGCTATTCATTAACTGTTCTTTTAATTTTGTAATACTTACAGCCATCTACCCACCCCCCTTATGCGCGTATTTCTGAAAAAAACCTGACAGTTAACCCCCTCCTCCGGTGCCCCTTAGAGCATTTTTTGATGAAATATTTTAAGGGGGGGGATTGTTTCTGAATTATTTTTACCACTTTTCATCGTGTTCCCATTTATTCTGTTTCTTTTTGAATGTTCTACCGTGTTCTTTGTTGTGGCAATTAACACAAACTGTTTCGAGATTATCTATTTCTAATGCAAGTTCTGGATGATCTTCGAGTTCTTTTATATGATGGACAACGAGTTGAATCTTCTTACGCTTTGCACTCTCACTGTACTCATTGGTATCAGTTTGAACACGACCATTACGTTTACATTCCTGGCACTCGTAGTTGTCACGCTTCTTTACTTGTTCACGTATACTCTTCCACTCACCACTGTCATAGAACTTACGCTTCTGTTGTTTGGTTTTATATTCTTTCATCATTCGTCACTAAGAACTCATCCATAGTTTTACCTAACAAACTAACCATTGCTTCTCTTCTTTGCTTTGGTGTTGTGTTATCTTCCATCTCATTAAAGATTGGAATAACACTTTCTAACTTCTGTTTATCGATGCGTTCATTTACAAGATCTGGTCCCAACATCGAAATGAATGTGCTGATTATAATTGCTTGTTCTGGTTTAGTTAGTTTCATTTATGTCTCACTCCCTTGCTATCATTCGCTGATATCTTGATAGCATCTGTAGTTTGTTTAACTATAGATTCAAGTGAAACCTTCCCATCTAATGAAATACTCACTTTAGAATCCATCCCTCCAAAATAAAAAGCACTCCATAAGGAATGCTTTATTTTAAGTTTATTTGCAATATTTTCAAGCCATCTTCTAAATATCCATCTAAAGGAGCCTTTTCGACGATTTGATTAATCTCAATGCTTTTTGATTGCCAGCCTTGAGAATCAAAGTCCTCTCTTTGTTTATAAAAAATTTCCTCTGGTGTATCTTGTTTATCGTAATCCCTATCTCTTCCAAGATACATAATAGATTGAATTGTTTTTACTGTATCGAAATCTAATTCCTCTAAATAATTTTTCAATAACTGTTTCTTTTCGTTTAATTCCTGTCCTTCTGAAGACTTATAAAACGCACTCATCTCTTGAAGTGTGTAAACAACACCCTCTTGGACATTCTGCTCATAATAAACTCTACGATCACGAGCTAATTTGATTACATCTTTGAAAACACCATTCAATTCTTCAAGCATTATAATAACCTCCTTATTTATCCATAACAATAAATAGTTCGGCATGATAACGAGAAAACCTTCTTGTGAACAGAAATAAAAGAGCAACCATGCATCAGTTGCCCTTTCGTCAATTTCTTATGTTATTACTATAATTCATATTTTCAAGAGTTAACATTCATAAAACTGGGTGTCAGTAAAGTGCAAGTTCTTCAGCAAACTTTATTCTTCTTATTATCTCGGCATGTTTCTTATAGATATAACTAGAACTGTAATTCATATCCTCAGCTATTTCTTCTAACGTCATTCCGTCCACATACTTCATTTTTAATATTCGATTGTCCAAACCCCTAAACTTACTAATTAAGTTTTTTAGTTTATACATATCATTCATTTCATTTGCTAATTCATATTCAATTGCTTCAATACGTTCTTCTACTTTTGCACCTTCCGATTCAGCGGTTAAACGTACCTCTCGCAAATCACCACTGACCCAGCGTTTTAATTCAGCTTTTGTTTTATCTAAGTTGTAATCTAAGTATGCGACTCGTTCCTCTAATTTCTGATAGTCTTTCAGCCAGTCAAACAAATGATGATTCACCTACTTTCTACTAAGAAACTCTAAATCTCGTAAAACACGTTTATTTTCCTTTTTAAGACGTTTTAACGCTTGTACATCTATTTGTATTAAGAAAGAAAAACAACTTCAAATAACTATGATTCTGACGGTCATTTCTATGTCGAAACGTGTCGATAAGATTCAAATAACTATTTTATTTCTTGTTTCTGTATTCCTTGTGTAAATCCGCTAACGCGTGAAATGTATTATTTTGAATGAGTCTTAAAACTTCAAATGCTTCATGCGGTGTTAAACCTTCTTCTTCAACTAATCTCGCTAAACCAGTGATAATTAATTGTTGTCCAAAACTATTTTGATTGAATTCAACTTTATTCATTTCTCATTCTTCCTTTCTATAAAACTCAAATTGTATTAATATCCTGAGCCAAAGCCCAGGACAAATATTTATTCAGCAATCTTTTCCCCATCAACAATTTTCAACTGACCAGGAGCAACTTCTGTTGTTCCATCCTGTTTAACCTTGTATTCCATACCTTCATGTTGTTCTTCATAGAACTCATCAATCGACATTTGAGAAGGTTCTAGAGTAATAGAAACATTTTCACCAGCGAATGGATAAAGTTTATTAATCTTATCTTTCGTATCGCCTTTTACATTGAATTTAAGAACTGTTTTCTTGCTATCACGTTGAATAGAAACAAATTCAGCACCAATTGCTTCAACATCGCTTTTTTCCACAGTTAGATGAACAATAGTACCTGGCATCTTCAATAACTCATCAGCATGTGGTAATTCATCACTTAATACGTGGAACATCAAAACTTCCTTTTTATCGTCTTTTTGCATTTTCTTGAATAATACGTTCAATTGAATTTTAGTCATGGTTTGTTTCTCCCTTAATTGTTTTGTTTTTTATCAGATGACACCCTTCTTCAGATACTCACGAGCCATGTATAAGAAATGATGATATATGTAATTTCCTGTTGTGCTAGGTGGAAGAAAAACAGTTGAAAAGTTATATCTGACTTCAAATGTTTTAAGGCTACCAAGCAATGCTTCCGGTTTATATTTACTCCGGTATTCACCTTTTAATATTTTCAGATATCCGTCTAAGTCTTCCACATAAAGAACAAATGGATGTTTAGAAGCACGAATCAATTCATTTTCAAATCGTGTGCGGTCTTTAATCGATTGAACCAATTCGTCTACACCATTTTTTCGTTCTATCCCAGCACTTAAATAAATATCGCGCGTAATTCCCATTTCAGGATTCTTAGGAATTACAGCTGAATAATCGGCTGTATCAATTTTTCTAAGTCTGAATGGAACATTCTTTTTGCGGAAATAATCAAGTACATGTTGGTTTTTCTGTTCCCTTGTATCCACCATGATTTCTAATGTATCCAGGATTTCCTTTAACTCTTTTTCTGAGTATCGATAATGTATAGCACTCATATTTATCGCTCCAATAACTCTGGGTTTTCGTAAATATTTCCGATTACCTCATAAACAATATGAGTATTCCATGCCATAGGTTCTATCTCTCTTTGTCTCAAGCGAATTGTATTTGCGTTATACCATTTCCGACAGAATGAAGGAGCTTCATAAATAACTTCACATCGAAGGACGCTATCGTCACCTAAAGATAAGTCAAGAATATCCCCTTCATAAATCTCCTTACCATTCTTGTCCTTTAACCCTGTGTATTGCATAACATTAAATGGGCGTTGTTCAGGTGTTCCGGGGAAAATCTCCCATGCTGGTAAATCAAAGATTTCTCCCCAACCCAGCATCTTTTTACTCATTACATTCCAAACCCTGAATTGATATCTCATTTTCATGCTCCTTTTCCAAAGTGTGACATTGCACGATTGAATATTTCTTGTGAAAGCTCGTCCGTTAATTTATTTTCATAGTTGGCCACAGATTCTTTTACATACAACCAACCATTAAGCGAGAAATTTAATGTTAATTCCATGACCAACCTTGCAGCGGCTTCATCATGATTAAACCAATCATTTATTTTCGGATTCATATCTTGTTCAACACCGATAAAAAAATTAATAATTTTATCTATCGTTTGTTTTACCGCATGATCTTGGTCTGAATAATTACCTTGCAAATATTTAATAATGCGTAACTTGTACTCTTTAATAACTGATTCAATTTCAGGAGCAATCTTTTCATGGTTCTCAATATATAAGTCATTTCCATCAAGAACGAGCTTCGCTCCCATTGATTGAACATCAGCACATATCTGTTTTGGATGCATATTACACCTCTTTTTCTAAAAGGGTTATCGAGGGTTACTAAGTTTTTTATTCAGTAACCCACTACAAAACCAGTCGTACCAAGGGTTCAAGACTAATTTGGGTTATCAGGGTTACTAAAGTTACCCGTTTTTCTATTAAAGTCCTATATATATATTATTTTTTTATTTATTTATTTTCTTATAGGCTGTTATAGGAAACTCAGTAACCTTAATAACCCATAAGCTATAAACCATTGATATAACAACATTTATACGGGTTATTGAAAAAATAGTTTAGTAACCCTTCAGTAACCCAACATCAAATCTTTTTCCTATTTATAGGAGTTATGTTACTTTCTTCTTTTTTATCGTCTGTTGAAAATAAACTCGCACTAGCATGACTATTCAATGTCATGCCAATAATGAAAGTTCTATTTTTCGCACCTTTTTCTTTTTTAAATCCACGAATTTCTAATTGGCGATAAAAGGCACGGTTCTTTAAATCCAGTTCATTATTTTGATAACACCACTTTGTATAATTTTCATATAGTAGCTTTGCTTCAATTCTCTCTGTAGGATGTACTGTACAATTTTCATCAATGAAAGGAGCCAATATATCCATATCTTCACGATATTCGGCTGTCGCTGCCTTCACGGCTTCAGGAGCACGCAACCCTTCGGCCTGCCACTTCATGCAGCCTTCAACTGCCCAACGCAAAACACCTGGCATTTCTTTTGCTAATTTATCTGGTAGATCATAATCAATCTTGTCTTTCGGTATTGTTACGGTAAATGGAATAAGCATAATTCTTCTCCAAATACCTTCATCCGAACCTTTTACAATCGGCTTATGGTTGGTAGTGAAGAACACTTTAAACTCTGGTGTAAATTCAAAGTATTCCTGGCGTAAGAAACGAGCTGACATCTTTTCTCCACCAGTGATTTGTTTAACCAGGGCTTCAGATAATTGTTGCCCTTCTTCACTTTCAACAGCTGATACAAAACGTGCGCCGTCTAATCTGGCCACATCATTATTGATTCCTGAATCATTTCTCTTTTTTAAGAAAGTATCACTGTTTGTCTGCCTGCCATAATCACCAAGTAAATCCTGAATGATATTAATAAAAGTAGACTTACCATTACGGCCATTACCGAATAAGAAAAACATTACTTGCTCTTTTGTTACACCAGTTAATGAATAACCAATTGCTTTCTGCAGATAATTAATCAATTCTTGATCCGGTTCACCTGCAGGTGTTTTAAAAATACTTTCCATGAAGGCCTTCCAGTTTGGACAGTCAGCATTTTTGTCATACTTGATTGGGGAAAGCTTTGTTAACAATAAGTCACGATCATGCGGTAATAATTCTCCGGTCTTTAAATCAATAACTCCGTTATCACAGTTAAATAGAAAGTTATGAGAATCCAATTCTTTCTTTTTTACTGATACCATCGGTCTTACGTCCAATATGCTATTTATCCTGATTGTCCGTCTTTCACATTTCTTAGCCCAATCATGGAGCATCTTTGATTGATATTTATCTTCTGTAGCCTTTGCTTCTCCATAAATGGCTCTCAATGTTTTGGCGGTGATAGCTTCAATCTGTCTCTTACTATCCTCATGCCAATGCTTACCGTTCCATATGAGCCATTCCAACTCATTACAATACCGAACATTCTCGCCATGATAATATGCAATCCGTTCTGCATTTCCTAACTCAGTTAAATGAAACTTTGGTGCTTCATCAATAATTTCCTCAGTATCTTCAATTGAGTTATCCGATATATAAACTTCATACTTTTTCTCTTCCGGCGGTTCATAATCAGCAATTGTGGAAGGCGTAGAAAGGATTGCTGTATCAATTGTCATTTGTCCATATGTACGGCCATCACTTGAATGTGGTTTATCCCACTTCTCACGAAGTAAAGAAGACTCTCTAAACATCGAATCCATCTTTGCAGCATCTTTATCCGTCCAGAATGCTAGATGGTTACATAAAGCCATATCAGTAGAAGAATGGTCACCGTTAATCAACATGCCCTGGAATAAATCTTTAATGGCTGCACCGCTTTTACTATTAAACATTCGCTCCCATAATTCCGCATTTGATAAACTAGTAATGTCCTCTCGTTCAAATGAAGTAGTACTTTGTTTCTTCTCTGGCTTTGGCTTTTCTTTCAAATACTTCTCAAATAAAACTTTTAATTCATCCGTTCTATCTTCCACAGGAACTTGATCCAAGCAATTACCGGTGAAAGTGAAATACCGTCCATGTCTATATACTTCCAATCCAAGGTCTACGTTTTTGCGTCCTGTACCTGGTCCTTTTAATGGCAGCTTCCCTTTTGCAATAATATGGATGCCATCACCACTTGGCGAGTATTCTGTATAACTATTTACAGTTTCAATAACATCCTCAGCTAAACTTGTAAGAGCACCTTCTTGGATACAATGGTCAATATCAATTCCAATGAATGGATCATCCTTTGAAAACATGAATCCAATCCCGTCATAATCTCCTTGTTCATAGAATTTTATGATTGTCGGAAACGTTGACCAGCTCCGTTTATTATTTGATTGAGCCATTTCCCCATTGATTTGATAAGGAACTTTTGTTTTCTTACCGTTTCTTACTTCTGACCGCCATAAGATCCAATGAGGAGTGTTTTTAAGCTCTGCCGGTATTTGATTAAATTTATATCTCATTTGATTTTCTCCCTTTGGAAAAGGGAGCCGTTAGTAGCTCCCTCCTATTTGAATCTTGTTAATTAACTTTTAGAATGGTACATCATCATCCGAAACTTCAACGCTGGTACTTGGAGCTGATACTTCCGATACTTTAAAACCATTTACTTGCGGATACTTTTTACCGTTGTACTCACGCTCACCTACTACTAATCGCAATGGCTTATTAAGGAATGTATCAGCCCATTCTTTATAGCTGCTAAATTGCATTCCATCCGGGAATTGCGCTGCCTTTGATGCTGCTTGGAATCTCCACATTGCTTTATCCGTAACAGTGAAATTATCAAATAGAATCTTTTGACCTTGGAATGGTTGGTCCACATCACTACGAATCTCATAATCAACTACTACTTGATTATTTCCTGAAGTTGCTGCTTGTTTTAATTCATAATTAACAACTGTTACTTCATATTCACCTGGTTTAATTACCTCAAATTCTGCTGCTTGACTGTGATCTACTTTAAACATTATTTTTCCTCCTTGTTGTTAAAAACTTGTAATCTTTCTAATGCAACTTTTAAAAATTTCATATTGAAATCTTCAAGTTTTTGATTAGTTTTAAATTCAATTTCAGAAAGCATTTTCGTTGCTTCGTCACTCGTACTAGCAATTTCTTTAATTTGAGCAATAAGTGTATTTCTTGCATTTTCTTCCTCGGTTTTCACATCAACACCCAACTCAAGCCATTTGTACAATTTGCGACCTACTTCAGCAGTAATCTTCTGTGGATGTCCTTCGAACATTTGCGTATTATCCTTTGAGGTGTCCGCTATATGGTCAATATCGATTACAAAATTAAGCATGAATTCATATTCCATTTCATCCTTTTGTACCGGCTTAGTACCAACTTTTCGTGGAGCCATTTTCCCTTTTGCATCAGGTTCTACTACATACTCAGTTTTAGTTCGTAAAGTTGCCAGAATATGAACATTGTTTTGAGTTAATGTTTTTATTAATTTAGTAGTTTCAGATGAAAGCTTGCCCCAGTTTTGAAATGAGTTACCAGACATTTCACCATGGGTTTCTATAATGCCACCTTCACCTTGCCAGTTATGTGATAAGGAATCGATGATAAGTACTTCGGCACCAGCCTTCTTCATAACTTGAACCGCTTCGTTATATCTTTCAGTTGTGTACGGTGGAGTGAAATTAATATGAAGGAAATTCCCTATTTTCGTTTCTCCATACACAAGACCTACATGAAGTTTTGAGCGTTCATGCTCTGTATCGATGACACCAATCTTCTTCCACAATTCTTCTTCTGATAAGTTAGGATATGCTTCCTGTATCATCCCAAAGGCTGTAAGTAATGAACTACCTGTTTTACCTGAACCACTACAACCAATAAAACCAATTACAGCTTTCATCTTTTCACGTTTCGCTTCTGTTACTTGGAACATTTAATCACCCCTATTCTTTAATATCTAATTCTGTAGCTTTATTCTGCAGACTCTCTAACATTTGTGGGATATTAAGCCTTTGAATAATATCAACAGATAACTGTTCCTTTAGATTGTTTTCAAGCGCCTTGACTATCGTTTCTTCTGCATCTTTTCTTGCAGTTTGAATCATCGTGCTAACTTTAGACGTAAGTTCCTTAGCAAGATAATTTTTAATGAAATACTCGCTTATGGATAATTTTCTATCCCCTGAATACTTAGCTTCCCGTCCATTTTCATCAAGTGTTTTTTCTGTTAGATATCGTTCATACCTCATACCAATAAACTCGCTAATCGGTATTAATTCCACTTCCGAACCCCAACCACTTTTCTTATGTGGAATTTTTAATTCATCGATTTTCTTTTCTAATGCGCCATGAATAAAACTATCTACAACTTCCTTTGCTTTTCCTTCAACTTCACGTTCAATTTTCGCTAAAACCTTTTGTTCTGCTTTTTGAATCAATCTATCCTGTAAGCCACTGATAACTTGACTTTTGATTAAATCATCAAGGTTTTCACCTTCTTCTAACCAATCTATATCTAATTCAACTTTTACTTTAGCCATTTTTATTAAACCTCCATTGAACGTCTTTTTATTCCAACAATCGGCTCTGTATACCCAGCAAGCTCTAGCTGCCTTTGAGCCCTCCTAAATACATAATCGATATTTTCATTTTCTTTTATGGATCCGTCAGGATTTAAATGCTTATTAGGAATCCATACGTTTTGATTTGTTCCACCTAATGTAAATCGTTTCGCTGCGTAGTTTTTATAATTACGATTAATAAGTTTTAACCTTATTCCTTTGTAAAACTGAATCATTTCTAAACTTCCACACTATAAGAAATAGATTCAGGTTTAACCGTCACCCCTGGGACAATTTGTCCATCCTCATCCACAACTACTTTTTCATCACCAATTTGAACGATTTTCAATGTCTTCTTTAAATCAGCCCATTTCACACTATTTTTGATGAACTCAGCAAGGTCGTTTTGAATGACATAATCTAAAAGTAATGCTTCATCACCTTTATCCGGCGTTTCCTTACTCTTACGAGTTTTGGATTTACCGTAAGGCGTACTAATCGTTTTCTGTTTTGGATCCGCTGCAAGTTGTTCCGCATGATAACGTTGAACATGACTTTCAAAGAAGGTGATACTATTGTGGACGGAAATTAATTCGCCTTTTTCCCATTCAGCAATACGATCACGTTCAACATTTGCTAGTGTTGTAACTTCCTTTTCTTGCGCTTTAAGTGCTGCAAGTTTACGGAATGCCCAGTTCAGACCGTTAATATCCGTAATTTCAAATTGTTGTTCCGCATCTTGCAATTGGTCCACTTCTAATAATTCATTTTGTTGTAATGCATTCATTGATATTACCTCCAAATATTTGTTTAAAGTCTTCTGTCTTATGAATTGAATAATAAGTAAATCCATTTATCATTAATTCAGTTCGAAAAGGAAATACATCATCATAATCTTCCACTACATTCAGGCTTCCTTTTTCATTCATAAGTTTTTCAAACAATTCACTTGTTACATGAATTTGATTGCCCCATATACTCATAATCCCGATGTCATAAGCTTTTTGAGCGGCTTGTACATATTCTTCAATTGCTTTAATATCCATTACTGCCATTCCTCCCCTACAGCTTTTAAGGCTGCTATGCATATGGCTAAAGGAGCAGCTCTTTCATATCCCTGATATTTATCTTTTAGATGCCCACTTGGGAAATGTTCAGTTATAATCACATTCGTCATTCCGTCTTCAATAAATATTTCAACTGACGTAAATGAATCTTGTAATTTATCAACTACTAACCAAGCATCCTCAATATTTGTACTAAACTTAGGTAGTTCACGGTGAACTGCCCCTACTGGCGTTTCTACCCACATTGCTTTCAGAATTGATGTTTCAGGTGGTTTAATCCATCTCATAACCTTTTCTGCGACTAATTCGTCAATTGGTTTGTCGTTCATTAATAAAACGCTCCTTTACACGAAATCAATTCATGCTATAATGACTGTGAATTTTCTTTTCTAAATCACCTGTTGGCGCAGGTGGTTTTCTTTTTATACAGCTTTAAAACATTCAACATTTTGTTGCTCAACTAAGTATTCCGTTAGATTTTCCTTAAGTACGACATCCTGTCCAAATATAAAATATTTATCATCAGTTTGAATTTCACAACCATATACATCTTCAATTGGATGATCAGGTTCTTTATCACATCCCTTTTCCTCTTCAGGAATGTCTTCCACAAATATTGCGTCGATATTGCTCATACCAATGTGAAGAGGTACCTTTCCAGTAATACCTTCCCATTCGATTTTTGATAATGCACCAAAACTATTGTTAAATGTTTTAAATTGTTCAGCTGTAAAACTAACCTTTGCACCTGATTTAAAAACCAATGTTACTTCCTTCAATTAACTCACCTCAAAATTTCAGATTATAACTTAACGCCTACTGTACATTTATCCGGATTCTTTCGTTTGGCCAATCTACGTTTTGCAGTTGGAGTAGTAAGCCATTTAATATAATCTGGCTGCACTTTTAACACTTCAGCACACTCAAATGCTGTACCCATACACAAAAGATTTTCACCTTTGTAAACTGCATATTCTTGTTTGGCCAATTAACTCACCTCCCTTCGAGTTGAAACCTCACGGTTCATTTCGTATATTCTGCGCTTTGCTTCTAATTCAGTAATAAGTAACAACGCTGGACTCAATCTCATTTCTGCACATTTTTTTACAACATCTGATGCTTTCATTAATTTACTTGCGGATAATACTCCGTTCATTTTTGTTCACCATCCTTGTTTATTTTTTAAATAAATCATCCACGGTTGTCTTAAAGTGTTTAGCTAATTTTTTTGCTTCCGTTAAAGTAAAATCACTCTTTCCTTTTTCTTTTAAGTAATAGGTCTGTTTCGATATATTTATTACTTTACCGGCAGCTTCCTGAGTCATTCGATTTTCTCTACGGGCTATAAAAAGATTTTGATACATAACCTCATCACCTCATTTCGACAAGGATTCTTTCAAAAGAACAAAGTGTTCTTTATAAAGTGACAAAATTCGACATTTTGTTTTGAAAAAAAAGTGAGGATTTCTCCTCATCACCCCACTACCTTTAAACGGTAGTGGGAGTCAAAAAAAATCATCATCATACTTCCCGTCATTAATTATAGGTAATCGAATATTATCAGATGGTATTTTATATACTATAGATGCTTTCTTTAAAGTATGACCTGGAATAGCTGTAATACCTTGCTCATAATTACGAAGGGTTTTCCCAGTAACACCAAGCATTATAGCCGCATTTTCTTGACTTAAACCTGCATTCACTCTCGCTGCTTTTAATGTTATCTGAATCATATTATTACCTCCTTTCGTTAATTTCTACACCCAATATACTACCTTTAAACGGTATAGTCAATACTAAAAAGTATAAAAAATACCTTTTAAAAGTATTTTACCTCTTTACACAACTACCGAAAAACGGTAAAATAGTATTAGAAAGTGAGGTGATATCAATGAGTAGCCAACAAGAAATGAAAGATATTATGGCAACAAATTTAAAAAAACATGCTAATAAAAAAGGTGTATTTCAATCTGATATTGCAAAAGAATTGGAGTTACCAGAAACAACTGTTTCAAATTGGTTTAAAGCAAAAACATATCCAAGACCCGATAAAATACAATTGCTAGCTGATTATTTTAATATCAATCGATCCGACTTAACTGAAGATAAGCCTTCTAATTTATATGAAGCTCCTATTCATCCAGTTAAAGTACCTATATTGGGAAAAATAGCATGCGGTTTACCTATCAGTGTGGAAGAAAATTTTGAAGGATTTCGCTATGAAATGCCAGATATTTTGCCACGAGGAGACGTTTATTACTTAGAAGCTAAAGGGAATTCAATGGAACCAACTATACCTAACGGATCGTTTGTATTAATTAGAAAGCAAGACGATGTGGAGAATGGTGAAATAGCTGCTGTACAAGTTAACGGTGATACGGAAGCAACTTTGAAAAGAGTGAAGAAACAAGGTAACGTTGTAATACTAATGCCAGATAATACTTCATATGAACCTTTAATCATCACGGAAAGTACTCCAGCAAGAATCATTGGTAAAGCAATTAGATTTACACGAGATCTTTAAATTTCTAGCGCTAGCAATTTAAAAATTAAGAGTAGACGACGGTCTACTCTTTTTAATACACAAAAGAGAGGAACTAACTATGACCATATACAAGGATGAGAAAAGAGGAACTTATTATTTCGTAGTGAGAATTAGACAATACGATGGTACTTTAAAACAAGTAAAACGCCGTGGATTTAAATCAAAAAAAGAAGCCCGTGAAGCTGAAGCAAAAATGTTAGTCGAAAAAGAAACCACTTCAAGTTTAACATTCGCCCAATTAGCGGATAGTTATTTTGAATGGTATTCACAAAGACGTAAACAATCCTCAATTAACACTATAAAAAACGCAATTTACAATCACTTATTAAAAGAGTTCGGTAACATGAAAATAGATAAAATCACTGCAACTCATGTAATGCATTATCAAAACAAAATGATGAGTAAATACTCTGCTGAGTACTTAAAAAAATTTCATACCACACTTTCAGCTATATTTAACTTTGGAATAAAATTTCATGGTCTAACTACCAACCCTGCCAGAATCGCTGGGAATTTTGAAAAAGACTCAAATAAGAGGATAAATTTTTGGGAGTTTGAAGAGTTTAAAAAATTCATTTCAGTTGTGGACGATCCATTATACAAAGCCTTTTTTACAACACTTTATTATAGTGGTGCCAGAAAAGGTGAACTGTTAGCTTTAACATGGGCAGATATTAATTTCGAAGAGAAGACAATTGATATTAATAAAACAGTATATAACCGTCAGGTTACAGAACCCAAAACAAAGTCTTCTAAACGAATTGTCATGTTGCCTAGCTTTACAATGTCTTTGCTAAAAGACCTAAAAAAAAGAGCTAATTTATCAGCACCAGTTAAAAATGACTATGTTGTGTTTGGTGAATTCTATGACTGTATAGCTACCACTACACTACATAAAAAATATAATAAATATCTAAAAGCAGCTGAAGTTAAAGAAATAGTAATGCATGAATTTAGACACTCTCATGCATCTTATTTAATAAATAAAGGCGTGAGTCCACTTGTAGTAGCTCAACGCCTAGGTCATTCAGATGTAGCAACAACTTTAAATACTTATAGCCACTTATATCCATCAAAACAATCGGAAGTAGTTGCATTTATGGAGAGCGATTTGGTATAA